TCGATGGCTTTCTGCATCTCTGCGGTGTCACCCATGGCCACCGTCATGGGATTGTGGATCATCATCATGGACACCGGACTGACCAGTACTTTTGTACCAGCCATAGCAATGACCGAGGCTGCGCTGGCTGCGACGCCATCGATCTTCACGGTCACGTTGTGCGGATAATCCATCAGCATGTTATAGATCTGGGCAGCCGCCACACAGTCCCCGCCTGGGCTGTTGATCCAGACCGTGATGTCGCCGGAGCCTGCCATCAGTTCTTCTTTGAAAAGCTGGGGCGTGATATCATCGTCAAACCAGCTTTCCTCGGCGATGGTGCCGTTGAGGAACAGCGTCCGTTCCGCCGGAGCTGTCTCCGTCGCCGCCTGGTTCTTCCACTTCCAGAACTTCTTCATCGGGTTTTTCCTCCTTTCCCGTTTGTGTATCTGCAAAAGCCCCGGCGTTTCCAAGCGGGAGCATATTGCCATTGATCAGGTACAGGTCTCCGCCTTCCTCGGCTGGGATGCGGTCCATGTTCTCCAGTTCCCGGATGTCATTGGCACTCATCCAGCCGTTCTGCCTTGCGGTAGCGTAGCCGGACATCCTGCTGGCATAATCGCCCCGGAGCAGCCCTTCCACGTTGAACTTGGCAAAATACCGTTTCTTTTCCTCCGGGGAAAAGAGCGTCCTCTGGATGGACTGCTCCCAGCGCACCAGCCAGGGTTCCAGCGTGTATTTCACGAACTCCAGTGACTGCTGCTCAATGTTGGAAAAGCTCGACTTCTCCAGGTCGCCCACCATGTGGGGCGGCACCCGGAAAATCCGGGCGATCTCATTGATCTGGAACTTCCTCGTTTCCAGAAACTGCGCCTGTTCCGGGGAGATGCCGATGGGCGTGTACTTCATGCCCTCTTCCAGCACGGCAATCTTATTGCTGTTGCCGCTGCCGCCGAAGGTGGACTGCCAGCTTTCCCGGACACGCTGCGGGTCTTTGATGGTACCCGGATGCTCCAGGACGCCGCCAGGAGCTGCGCCGTTGGCAAAGAACTTTGCCCCGTATTCCTCACAGGCAATCGCCATGCCGATGGCGTTCTTTGCCATAGCGATGGGGGAATAGCCCACCAGCCCGTCAAAGCCAAGCCCTGGGATGTGCAGCACATCGAAGGGGCGCAGGTTTACGGTCACGCCCTTCATGGTCGGCGCGTCATCCATGCTGACGGTGTATTCGTAATAAAGCTGTCCCTTGCTGTCACGATCCACCGTCATCCGGTCCGGCATTAGCGGATAGAGGGCAATAACCTCGCCCTTGCCGTTCCGGATAATCTGGGCATAGGCGTTGCCCCACAGCAAAAGGTGGGTCATGAGCGTTTCCCGGAACACGAAGGAACTCATCTCCGGGTTTGGCTCGTCATGCAAAAGCAGATACAGCGGATGGTCAAGTGCTTTTTCCTTGCCGCCGTCCTCCTTATAGCGGTAAAGGTGCAGCGGCAGACCTGCCACTGCTTCCGCCAGGATGCGGACGCAGGAGTACACCGCCGTCATCTGCATGGCAGACCGTTCATTTACCCGTTTGCCCGCAGTACTTCCTCCAAAGAAAAAGCTGTAGGCACTGCCTGCAGTACGGTTCTGGGGCTTATCCCTGGAACGGAAAAGCCCGGAAAAGATACCCATATCGAATCACCGTCCTTTCAGATAAACAAAAGGCCCCGGCTGTCATAAACCGAAGCGCCTGTATCGTTGCCACAGCGGATCGCACGGTCAAGCCCCATGATGGTGGCAATCGCGCCGTCAATCTTCTCTGTGGATTTTTCCTTGTCCGCTTTGATGTTGCCGGCCGGGTCGGTGCGGATGAAGATGTTGTCCATCATCCACCGCAGCACCGGGTGTCCGCCGTGGGCGATTTTCTCCTCCAGCACCAGCTTCATCAGTTCCTTGGTCGGCGGGGACATATCCTTAAAGCCCTGCCCGAAGGGGACTACCGTAAAGCCCATGCCCTCCAGGTTCTGCACCATCTGCACAGCGCCCCAGCGGTCAAAGGCGATCTCCCGGATATTGAACCGCTCGCCCAACTGTTCGATGAATTTCTCGATGTAGCCGTAATGGACAACATTTCCCTCGGTGGTCATCAGCGTCCCCTGGCGTTCCCACAGATCATAGGGAACATGGTCGCGCCGGACACGCAGGTCAAGGGTTTCTTCCGGTATCCAGAAGTATGGAAGGATCACATATTTGTCATCTTCATCCTCCGGCGGGAACACCAGCACAAAAGCCGTGATGTCTGTGGTGGATGAAAGATCCAGCCCGCCGTAGCAGATGCGCCCCTCCAGATCATCCTCGGAAACTGGGAATGCACAGGCGTCCCACTTGTCCATCGGCATCCAGCGGACAGACTGCTTTACCCACTGGTTCAGCCGTAGCTGCCGGAAAGCGTTCTCCTCGCCGGGATTCTGCTGGGCGGATTCACAGGCGGCTTTGACCTTATCAATACCCACCGTAATACCGAGGGAGGGGTTTGCCTTCTTCCAGACCTTGGGGTCCGTCCAGTCCTCATCCTCGGCAGCGCCGTAAATGACAGAATAGAAAGTAGGATCGACCTTCCTGCCTTCCGCGATATCAATGGCTTTCTGGTGTACCTCGTAGCAGATGGAGTTGGTGTCGTTGCCTGCTGTGGTGATCAGGAAATATAGCGGCTGCATCCGAGCATCGCCGGAGCCTTGGAGCATGACGTCAAAGAGTTTCCGGTTGGGCTGGGTGTGCAGCTCGTCAAAGATCACGCCGTGGGTATTAAAGCCATGCTTATTCGCCACGTCCGCCGACAGCACCTGGTAGGAACTGTTTGTGGGAAGGTATGTGATCTTCTTCTGGGATTCCAGGATCTTTACCCTCTTGGAAAGCGCCGGACAGAACCGCACCATATCCACCGCCACATCAAACACGATCTTCGCCTGGTTACGGTCGGCGGCACAGCCATACACCTCGGCCCGTTCCTCGCCGTCCCCGCACAAAAGTAGGAGCGCCACAGCGGCGGCAAGCTCGGACTTACCCTGTTTCTTGGGGATCTCGATGTACGCCGTATTGAACTGCCGGTAGCCGTTGGGCTTCAACACACCGAACAGGTCACGGATGATCTGCTCCTGCCAGTCGATCAGTTCAAAGGGCTTTCCCGCCCAGGTGCCTTTGGTGTGGCAGAGGGACTCGATGAACATCACCGCATAGTCGGCGGCGTCCTTATCGTAGTGCGAGGTCTTCGCCATAAATCTGGTGGGCTTGTATTTTTTCAGTTTTCGCATGGACACCACCTCCAAAATGGCATAAAAATAAGCCGCATCACTGCGACTTCCCAAATGGTTTTATATGAGAGAAAGAGCCATGCGGCTCGATCTCAGGCTATTGTATTTGTTGTTTTCTGCTGCATCGCCCAGGCGATGGCGTGGCCGTCATCCTCGAACTCAACCCCGCTGGCTGCTCTCAGCCCGATCATCCCTTCGCAGGTGTGGTCATCGGTCAGGAACTCGTATGCCGCGCCGAAGTAGCAGGGCCGGTTCTGTCCGTTGTAATAATGTCCCGCCATCACTATCTTGTCCCCGAAGGTTAAAATCTTGCTCCACCGGCATTCCAAATCTTCCGGGGTGGTGGGGTTCGGCAGTCTGTATTTTTTCGTTGCTTCATTGATCGTCATGGTTTGTATCCTCCGTTTTCTTTGTTTTCCCTTTCGGTGTGTACATATTCGCTCTAAAAGCACATATTATCAAGTCAATTCCGAGCCATAATCTGCACAAAGATCAGAGGAACAAATTGTGTATCTTACCCCTGCGTGTGGCGGTGGATCGTCTCGATGATCTGCTCCTGCTCGGCACTGTCCACACCGATGGACTGGAGCGCCTGCCTGGTACCGCAGTCCGGGCAGATGAGCGTTTCGTTGTCCTCCCGCGAAAGCGCCGGAGCGCCGTGGTAGACCCTGCCGCAAAGCGGGCAGACCGCCATTCTCGTGATATTATTCTTCATAGCCGCATACCTCCAAACATTTATTGTAAGCATCAATCAGAATATTCTTGTTAAAATGGAAGGTGGTGTACCCTTCCAGACACGTCCTCATATAAAAGTTGGTAGGGATGCCGATAGGGCGCTCCTCATGCATGATGTAGGCAAAGGCCGTCACCGTCCTGCGTTTCCCCGTGCGGATGCCTTTGTACTGGAGCTTAATGTCCCGCTTATAATAGAAATGGGGAAATCCCTCGTAGCGGTCGAGGGCGGCCTCGTCCAAAGCCGTCACCTCCCAAATCACCACGGGGATTGTGCCATCTTCGCATTCCTCTATGGTCAGATAGGAGCCGGTCTTGCTCCCCTTAAAAAGCAGTTCCCAGCCCTTGAGGTTTGCCGTGCCGAGGATCGTGGCGTGCGGGCAGCGCATCCGCATCTGCCCGACATTCAGGTTGCTGCCGTAAGCGATGTAGTATCTTTTTTCTTTCATGGTATCCATCCTTTCCTGGAGGACTTAGGTTACTTGTCCTTCTACCACCCTAAGACCGCCGAAGCGGTCAGGGGCAGGGCATTTAACCTAAGTCCTTCAAGCGGCTGCTCTGCCGTGCCGGAAGGCTGTGTCCCCGGTCAGGTTACGGGTCAGGAAATCTCTGGCCGTTGCGAACTCATCGCCGATGAAGCCCAGGCGGAGGAGCCAGGTGCGCATGGCGTATTTGGGGTTCTCGTTCTGCTGGGGCTTGGGGCTTGCCGTCCGTACATCCTTTGCCATCTGGCTCAAGGCCAGGCAAAGCTGGATGTAGCTCTTTAGCTGCCCTGCGTGGATGCCGCCCCTGCGCTCTGCGGTCGGCTCATCGAATTGGAAGAGACGGAATTCGACCGTCCCTTTGGTAAAGGTAGCATGGAGGTTCAGCATATGGTAGCGGCTGTCGTTGTAGTGGTGACTCCTGCCGTAGCTTGCGCCGTTGCTGGTGTACCAGATATCCGCAAGGTGCGCCATCGAGCGGGGTTTCCTGCGGTTGACCTGCTCCAAAAACCGTGGGTCTACCGTGCGGCAATAGCGGCTCATGCGGCCCCGGTCGAGTTTCAGCGCCTCAGCGATCAGGCTTTCGTGGCTTGCCATGATGTTGGCAAGGTTCCGAAGGCTCTGCGGCGTGTGCCCCTGCGCCCCGATGTGGATGTGAACTCCGCATCCTCTGGAGGCATCGCTCTTGGCGCCTGCGTGTCTGAGCTGCCTGCAAAGCTCCTGCAGGGTTTCGATGTCGCCGTAGGTCAGGATTGGGGTGACCAGTTCGCATTTCTGCTCGTCCGGCCCCGCGATGGAAACGTCCTTCTGGAATTTCCACTCGCGCCCATCCGCATCCCAAGCCGACCAGGTGCTGTACCCGTTGCGGCCGGCAGTGTTCTCATATCTGCCTGTGCCGAAGTAGGCGGCGGCAACCTTCGCTGCCTTCTGGCGGGTAATGCTGTTCATCTCGACCTCGACCCCGATGGTCTGGTTCTTCATCTCTGCAATCTGCCTTGCTGTTTTCTCGTTCATTCTGAAATCCTCCGTTTTTCTGCCTCGCGGCTGTGTGCTTTCCCTTTCGGTGTACACATATTCGCTCTAAAAGAGGATAATAGCAAGTTCATTCCGCGTAATATATTACACAAAGATGACCGCAGGATATTGTGTAGTTTATGGCTGTTTGCCGCCATCCGATATTGGCTTGAGAAGGCCGTTTTCCTCCTCATCAAGGATAGCAAGAGCCAGGCGGAATCCCGTCCGCAACCCGTCGATGAAGTACTCCTCGGCGGTCATGCCCGCAATGGCGGCTTGCAGGCAAATCATCCTATCGAGGACTGTGGCCGCCTCCTGATCCAGCATGGATCGGAGTTTTTCTTCTTCATCGGCCAGACCGGCAGCAGCTTTCCCATACTCCGAATTGCGGTCAAACTGCTTTTCATTCGGATTGATGTTTCCATAGAAGAAGTCCTTCAGAATGTTATTCGGCACGGCGGTCACCCACCTTTCTCACAATATCCTCCCCATAGACCACGTTCAGGCCGCTGCCATTGTCCCAACGCATGAGGAGGGAGCCGGTGTCATCCACACCTTTGACGGTGCCTTTCGTGCCGACAGGCGGAGCCTGCGCATCATCCATCTGCACCAACTCCACACGGGTGCCGGCGGGGTATTCACGGCGGATGCGCTCCACGATTTCTCTACTCGGAAACTTCATGGCCCACACCCCCGTTCTTGAAAGCGGATGAACCGGTCAGGTTCTTCAGCAGAATTTTGCGTTCCCTTTTGTACTCGCTGCCGATGAAGCCCAGGCGCAGGAGAAAACACCGGAAGGCGTATTTCTCATTGTCCACCGGCTTCTCGGTCGCTGTCACCCGCTTGGCATTCCTGCTCATCTCGCAAAGTGCGGAGATGAAGTGGGTGTAGGCGGCTGCGGAATCCGCATCTACCTGGGAGAACCATGGGAACGCCACCCGGTCGTCCAGCACCTCGATGCGAAGGTCGGTGATGCCCAGGGCCTTCCGGATCAGGTTCCCTTTGGCGTCCAGCAGCTTAGTAAGGTTGCCCACCGCCACCTTGTCGAGCGGGATTTCCACCGTAAGCCCCACGTTTTCCTCCTGTGGCGCCCTGTCTGCGACTTCTGCCGCTTCCTTGGTTTCCTCCCCGGAGGGCTGCTCACCGCCGTCCTGCGGCTCACACTCAAAGCCAGCGGCAGCGATGGCTTCCAGAACCTCCTCGACCGTCTCACTGTCGGCACGGTCGTCAAAGAGGAGTGTCCCATCCTTGGTGACCGTGAAATAATCAATCTCATAATTGCAGGTTGGCATGAACTTGTATTCCGCCCTGGCGCCCGTGGCATCGGCGATGACCTTTACCAGTTCCTTGCGCTTGACGCCCGTCACATTGTATCTGATTTCCATGTGCGAAAACCTCCTTTGTTTTTGGTAGGTACATATATCACTCTGAACCCCTGAAATAGCAAGCGGTTTTCGCACATTTCTCTGTAGAATAGAAACCAGTTTATCCTTCCGAAAACTGTGCATAGTACACAATGCCGGAAAGCACAAAATAGACATTGGGGAGCGCCACGCCGTTGCCCCACATTTTGTATTCGGCGCTGTCGGAGTGGGGATTCTTCAGCCACTTGACGATCTGGTTCCGGCTCTTAGGCTTGGAGGACGTTCCCATGACGGAGCGGTGTATCTCAAACACCTCTGTCCAGAACTCGATTTCCTCCTCGGTCTGCTCGTCTGTTCCAAGCCCGGCACACCACCAGTCAGGGAACCCCTGCAGCCTGGCGCACTCGGTGGGCGTCAGTCTGCGGACAATGTATTCAGGCTCGGTCTCGTTCACCACAGGCGGGTCTTTATAATCCCTTGCCATCAAGGTCGGGGACTGCTCCTCCAATGCCTGGGTATAAGTGCCGGTGGTCATGCAGTAAGCCACCGCATGGCGGTCGGCGGCATCCAGCGTAAAGGACACACCCTCATTCACGCCACTGCCCTGGGGGCCGTTCTTATCCGCCCGGCCAATCATGGAACCCTGTAAGGCCACCACAGCCATGCCGCCCTGGTTGCAGGTAGGATTTCCGCCGTTCGCATCCAGGCATCTGGAAGTTTCCGCTTCGTAGAAGCCGCTCTTGGGATTATCGGATTTCATGGCGTTGCTGTCCTTGGAGCAGATGCCATAGACCTTCGGCACGAACAGCGCCTGGTCATTGTTGCAGCCCAGCGTGGCGGATTTATTATCCTGGATCAGCGCGCCTTTGCCGCCGCCCTCACAGCCGGAGCGGATCTTCAGCGTCTTAGGCGTCTCCACTACAAAGGGCTGGTTGTTCCCGCCCATGCCGTAGGTGGCGTTGACCGTGGGAGCCGTCTCCAGCGGACCGGTGTATCTGGTGTCCTGGCTATGGTTCTCATAGACCGCCGCCGGCACCGTACCGGCCCGGAGGGTGGGCGAGGTTTCCTCCTCATACCCGATGCCCCTGGCCTGTGCGGAATGCTCGGTGCAGAATCCGGCAGCTCCCATCACGCAGGGAGGGTGTCCGTGGTTTTCCGCCCGGAGCGTTGCCGCGACATCCTCCGTCACATCCATGCGGCTGCCGCCCTGGTCGTTTAAGCAGACGCAGCCTGACGCTCCAGAGCCTTCCTCAAAAGTTCCGGCAGTTCCTTGCCACGGACGGAAGCCCTGCGGAGTATACCCAGACACGCCTTCGGACTCAAATAGTATTTTTCCGGCGCTCCCGCCTGCAAAATCTGCGACAAGG